GCCTCCTCTGTTAAATCTATATTTACGCACATTCTGTATTTTGATAACACAGGATGTGAACCAGTGTGTAAGATACTGCCATCAAAAAATAAAAGTCTACCTGCTTTAGGACTTACTTTTTCTTTTATTGTCATATCTTTATTAAATAATATGGTATCACCGTCACTATCGTTTACGTAATATAATGCAACAGCGTGTTCTAAATCAAAATCTTTATGAGGTGTGTTGTGGTAACTATTGTTGTTGTCTGTAAATTGTGTCTGTAAATTTGCTTTACTTCTAAGTATATTTAATTTTTTATTAAATTTTTTTTCAATGTTTTTAAATATATGATCGACAATAACTTTACCTTGATCAGATACAACGACAGTCTTGTTTTCTTCTCGCTTGTGAATATCGTGAACAAATAACAAATATTCTTTTAAATGTTTTAAGTTATACTTCTTACTTACCTCTGGTGTGCATGTTAACAATGATCCGCTCAAGGACCACGGACATTTTAAAAAAGATTTGTGAATCTCATCAACGTCTCTTTTATCTAATAAATCGTCAATAACAATCAGGTTAAAGCTGTCCTTTAGTAATCTCCAGAAAACTTGCTATAATATGCACCTGATTGGCAGCGTTAGCTTGAACTTTAAGAATATCACTTTCTTGCAAAACTAAAGGTTGTGTCAATAATTCTGTTGTTGTATTTGTAGAAACGCTCTTTGCTTTGAATACTTCAAAGGTTGCAGCTCCTCTGACAACTTCAACATCAACTAAAGTTGTTGAACCAGAATCATTACAAACTAAAAGAGATTTTACTACATCCGTAGTAGGAGGAACTGGTGGAGTCGCACCAGGATCTGCCGTAGGAACTGTTATAACAGTTGTTAAATTTGTTGTGGTAACATCTACCATTGCGCTTTTAAAAGTATTAGCCAAGGAAAAAAGCCTCCGACTCTGACTGGTCTTTTAAATCTTGTTGGTAGTTTGTATTAAGTAAAAAAATTATTTGATCTAACAAACTAATCATTTGATCAAATTGATTAGCGTCATATTCTGCTGTAGCATTAGGTAATCGTGTAATTGTTATTTTAGCCATTATCTTCTTCCATCTGGTCTAAGTTGTAGTTTAGTAGAACCAAGTCTCCAAGCTGTATCATCAACAGAATTTGTTTGATATTTTATTTTTACTGCTCTTCCTCTACCTCTTACATCAATTTTCTCTGTAGTGCTAGATATAGTTCCAGACGTAGTAACTGTGTCTGCTGATTGTGGATATTGTTCTAATGTTAATGTTGCTGTCATAGTATTAGTTAAATTATCAAAGTCAGGTACCAATTTACTAACTGACATAAGTTCGTCACCGTCTGCTATTTCAACAGAACCTGATGTTAAAAAAGCTGTTATAGCTGTACCGTCTGCTTGATTGTTTCCTGTTTCATGTTCATAAATGTATGAAGCCCCTGCAGTCAAACCAAGTATTGTAGAGTTGTTAGCAGATAAACTAGCATCGTATTCAGTAGCAATAGGTAATTCAAATACATATGCTCCTAACCAAGTAGTTCTAGAAAGAGATGTAGTATACCAAGTGTTCTCTAAGTAATTGTAAACAACAGCTCTGTCTATTTGCGTGGCATCTGCCGAAGGATAATACCAAATTATTTCGTTAAAAGCAGAATTTATACCACAAGCTATATCAGCTTTGTTTGTGTAACTTAAATCATCAAATACAAAATCCTGTACAGAGCAGGGCATTTTTTTGACAACACCATCATACATATAAAAAGCATTATCTGACATCCAATAAGAACGACCATTTATTTCTGTGCAAGCATGTTGAGCTATTAACCCACAGTTAGCACCAAGTTGTCTAAGACCAAAAGTAAAAGGTGTACCAACAAATTGAATACCATGAAGTGACGTATCCGTCCAAACAAGTATTTGCCCCGACGATTTAACAGCACCTACTATTCGTGAGCCGTCTGATATACGTAATGAACCAGCCTCGTTTGTTGCTGTTGGTGTGTAATCTGTAGCATCTTCTCTATCAGAAAATCTAAATAGTAAATCATCTTGAGTAGCACTATTCCCTACAGTTGTTTCTGTGCCAAATATCATTAAGTGTCGTGTATCTGTTGACACTAAACTAAATCTTGATGCAGTAGGAGAATTGGACAATGTTGTTGCTCTGTTACTTGTACCGCCCGATGTATCCCAAACAAAAGTGCCGCCATTTAAAACAGTAGCAATTAAGTCTTCACCGAAGTTATCTAATGACCAGTTTCTTGCATCTACTACAACACTAGAAGATGATCTTGGTGTGTTCCAAGTACTTAAATTCCAAGTCAAGGTTCCCCAACCATATCCATATGTAGATGTAGAAGGACCAACATTGATTTGATATTTAGCATTACCTGATCCACCGCCACCTGATGTTGAACCAGATGCAGTATCACTATGAGTCACTGTGTAAACACTAGAAGAAACTACTGTGATCACTTCAAACTCGTTGTTCATATCTAATCCGTCAATAGTAGAAAAAGAATCAAACGTAACAAAGTCACCTACTTGTGCACCATGAGCTGCGTCTGTTACTGAAACTGTTGTTGTACCATTTGTTGTAAAAGGATTTGTTAAAGCTTCTTCCTCTCTTATTGGCGTAATATCGTAAACAGCGCCTTCCGAATATAAATAAAGTTTTCTATCCGTACCCAGAGCTAGATACCTTGTTCCATCTAGACCAATCCAGCTATGCGTATCACGGACCACGCCCACAATAGTTTTATTAGGATTCGGTAAATATTGCCAGCCTTGCCATCTCTCGGGTTTACCATAGTGAAATCTAACAAAATCAGAGTCAACATATTTACGTTGATCACCTGCTGAGTAAGCAGTATCTTGTTTGTCTACGCCTGGTTGGAATTTTAAATCGACTAATTTCATGTCGGAGTATACTAAATTATTTATTGTTTTGTGGCAAGAATTGAGTGGATACTCTCCCTCTGAAGTTATAATTACCTGAATGTATTAAGCTACTAGCTATATCTGCATATACTTTACCACCTATTTTCTGCCATAAACGACAAAAAGCATAATCTTCAGACAAATATCTTTTGGTATCTGGTTCAATCATTGTATCAAAAAAAGCATAATTCCAATCAGAAGTACCGTGATAACCAAATGTTTTATCATGAGGATCACCTAAATGCTGATCAGATTTAAATCTTAAATTAGGATAAGCCTTTGCCATCTTTTCAAATACTTGTTTTTTAATTAACATGTATCCAGTTGCACCGTCTAAAACTTCTATAAATCCTTTTTCTACTTTTACTTTGTCAGGATTCGTAACATTTAAATTGTACTGTAAAGATGCTGAATGAAGCTCATCCTCTGATATATTAGGGTTGTCTTTGACTCTTCTTATAGTTTTTGTCCAATCAATAGTTTTGCGTGGGTATACCCCTGTAACAACCTCTTTATCTAGATCCAACATTCTAAATATTGATTCGGGATCAAAAGATATATCAGCATCTATAAACATCAGATGAGTGTAATCTCCGTCCATAAATAATTGTACTAAAGTATTACGAGCTCTTGTTATTAAAGACTCATTACCTATTGTGCCAAATTGTAATTCTACTTTTTTTGTAGCGGCCAAAGCTGCTAACTGTAGGCAACTTTTAAAATAATCCGCCGTAATTAAACCACCGTAACAAGGTGTGCCTATAAATAATTTTGTTACTTGTAATTCTTTCTTGTCCATGTTTTGTTCCTATATGTATCAATTAATGTAGTAAACCATTTCCAACTCAAAACATTTATTTTATCTTTTAAATGTTTATCATTAACTATATTCATTTGCCAATCATCTCGTTTAAAGGGAAATACTAAAGCAATGGGTGTGCCTTTTTTTATCATTTTACTTTTACTTTTACTTGTGTCCCAATCTGTTAAAAAAAATGGAAAATTTGTATAAGCTTCAAAATTGTCTGTATCTACAATACCTGTAGTTAATCTTATGTCTCTCTTCTCTGTATTAAAAGGAGAAGTAAAAAGACAACTATAACCTGGCGGTGTTTTTATAATCCAAGGATTTAAAAACTTAAAAGATAAAGGTATTTCATTAGGGTAAACCATAGATAAACTTAACTGTCCTTGATTGTGATGTTGAATACCTACGTTAAAATCTTTCATCCACTGCTCTATATTTTTATCTAGAATATCTAATCTTGCTGGTATTATTTCTATTTCAAAAGTTCTTGTTTCTAAATTTTCTTTTTTTCTAAACAAAAAATCTACAGGAGATAAAATTGCATAGCCCATGGTAATGCTATCCAATACAGGTTGGCATTTTTTTACGGTAGGTTGATATTCATCATTGTTTAAATAATTTTCTAGTTTTTTGTACCAATCAGGCACAACTTTTTTAATAGGGACTGGATGTTCAATTAAATCAGCAGCTTGGCTTATAAAACTTATTTTCATTCTTCTCTATAAAAAATATTAAGCGTATATCGTGGTGAGCTATCACCAAAAGATTGAAGATCTCCGTGTTTAACTTTAGATCCGTTGAAAAACAAAGCTCTGTTTTCTACAAAACCTATATGACTTGAAAGTTCTTCATTAAATAAAAATCCTGTGCCATTGTTTAATAAAGGCTCTCCTTTTACAAAAAGAAGAAAGTTAGCACAACCTCCCTTTTGATCATCAACATGAAACAAAGGCTTCTCTGCATTTGCTCTTAAATGAGAGTGAAGAGATATTGGAACTAAATTTCTGTGTGGAAAAAAATACTGTTTAATTAATCCTAGTAATGGATCTTTTTTAAATGATTCGGGAAAAGTAAAACGTTTACCATATAAATTACCGTTATTATCCCATACTTCTTTATGATCAGTATTTAATATGTTATCCTGTAATGATTTTAAAGTATTCTTTTCAAGAAAGTTGTCAACGTACATGACAAATTCTGTATTTTTATTGTGTTGCATAATCCACCTTTAAGTATTCTATTTTTTTTAACCAACCTTTTGGTATAGCGATAGCGCCACCACCTGATATGTCTTCTTTGTCTTTGCTATACGAACGCATAATAATTATTTTCTCAGGACCATTATGTACCATCCACCCCACTTCTTGGCACACGGCTAACGGAGCATCAACAACATCTTTTATATCAAGCCATCCTGTCTCTGTATCACGAGCGTCGATCCACGTCACACGGACCATTGGTATATTTTTTATGTTAAAGTTTTCCATGCTATTGTATGTCTGTTTTTATTAGATAAGTTTATATTAGCGTTATGTATAATTGCAGCGTTAAAAACAATCAGCCTATTTTTTTTATAAGGAATCGATTCTTTTCCTTCATTAATAAGAAGTTCACCCTTCCACTCTTCTTTCCAATCGTCAGGTAAGAAAAGTAAAGTTGTATCACCATCATCTTCGTGAGGCTTACCTCCCGCATGAGGAGGATATAGGTTTACATATATTCTTAATAACTCTTTAGTTTTTGTCATTCCTTTTTCATTAAAGATATCTAAAAGAAAATTGTGACTAAGATAATTTGTAGTAACACAATTAAAGAAACCAACATTATCGGAGAATGTGCCATGAACGTTCCATGTCATTTTTGTTAATTCAACTTGAATAAACTTTAATAAATCATCACTTAAAACATCATCGTATACGTTAATGTTCATTCGTTAATGGGTTCCTTTTTCTTTAAATGTAAATTAAAAGATACAGATCTCCTCTCTTCGTTAGGAGTTCTAAATGGATAAACACCATGAGATAACCAAGAAGGAAATAAATATATAGCACCTACTTCTGGAGTTGCTTGATGTTTATGTCCGCTAAAGGTAGCAGCTTGACCAGCGTGCCAAATGATATCACCTACACATGGATAGTGATCTTCTTTTGCGTATTCATCTTTAAGACTAGGTGGTACTCGTAAATAGATAACACCAGACAATTCTCCTTGATGAATATGAAAAGGATTAAAGTCTCCCGCCCACTGGCTCACGACCCACATTGATTCTATTACCATCTTACCAACAAAAGCGGGTGATATAGTATCACTAGCAGGAGGAATAGATATGTACTGTTTAACTATTTGACCTAGTGCACCTATTAAAGGTTGAAAAGTTTTACTTGCTAAATCTTCTTGAGGGTAACGAACTTCTTTTTGAACATTACCAGCTAAATTCATAGAATGATCATATTTTTTTGATAATTTTTCATTATCTAATAGCTCTGTTGCTCTATCGTCTAAAACTTTAATTAATTCTAAAGGTAGTTTACCTTGTAATATAGTCGGACCAAAAGGTCTAATGGCATGAAAATCTACTTTGGTTGACATGGTTTCCTTTCTACTTGCAAATATCTATTGTCATATAGCAATAATTTGCCTATAAATATAGTATTAATTAGGCTTATCTATATTCAAGGCCGAGCCTCCTTGCCTTTTGTTAACAATATCATGAATTGCTAAGGAGTACATGTTTAAGAAGTTTTTTAGAAAAGTAAGAGATGTCGTCAAAAAAGCTGCACCTATTGCAGGTATAGCGGCTTTAGGAATGGGTGGCCTCGGTATGCTAGGTGGAGGTGCTGCCTCTGGTGGTATCGGTAGTTTAGTTTCAAATATTTTAGGTAATTATGCAACTCCTGCTATGAGCGGGACTAAAGGAGCAGTTGGAGGATCAGGAATTAGAGGTCTTATTCAAGGTGGCGGAAATATTTTGGGTAAAATAGGTGGATCGCTTATTGGACCTAAAGGAGAAGGAACAGCTATGGGTGGTATAGCATCAACTTTAATACCAGCTATTGGTTCTTATTTTGCATACAAAAATGATCAACCTAGACCAGTAGATACAAATCCAATGTCACCTGTTGATGAAAAATATGGTTCTCAATATGGCACAGGTGGTAACACAGATGTGTTAGTTAAAAAAACAATGTACAATCCTAGTGATGGTAAATATTATGATGCAGTAAATAGTGATGGTGTGTATTACAACTATGGAAATGAACCAGAAGACCAACCTAGTAATCAACTAGCTCAAGGTGGTATTATTGCACTGACAAAAAAATTAGCGGCTGGAGGAGAAACATATCCACGTAAACAAGGTATGATTAACGGACCTGGTGGACCAAAAGAAGATTTAATACCAGCAAAATTAAGTAATGGAGAGTTTGTATTTACAGCAAAAGCTGTTAAAAATGCAGGTGGGCCAAAAGCAATGTATGCTGCAATGAATAAACTAGACCCTGAATCATCGAAAGGACCGAGAGCATAATGGCTGAACCGAATATTACATATCAAGGACAAAGAGAAGCTCCTTTTTTAGAAGATTATAGAAGAAGATTACTTGAATCCTCTTTTAAAAAAGCGGACGTTCCTACAACTACGCCTGGAAGAGACATCGCTGATTTAGATAA